CCTCGGTTCAAAATTCCGAACACCGCCACAGTGCCTAAGAAAAGACACTCCGCGTACGCAGCCAATCGTGGGCATGATTTATCTCACCTAGTCCCCGTCCCAGTGGACTGTGGTGACCATCTTTTTGATGGCCAGCCCCGTTTGCGCCTCGTCGCACAGCGTGAGTTTATCCCTGAAGTTCCGTTCCGTTTGTTTGACGCTCCGAAGACAGACGCAATGGTTCACGCTCCCGTGGATCAATTAGGCCCGGTACTCTCTCAACAAGTACCGGTTGTCACTGGCAATGATTTCAACAGTATGCTTGCAGCTTTCAATAAACGTTGCAACTACCACAGTGACAGTCGTGTGAGCCCCAGTGTTGTGAAGGATGCAAAGCGTCTTGCATCCCAGGTTTTCCCCCGCAAGTTGTGGTCCCGTTATGATTGGACCCAGGACGCCTTCGAATCTTGGATTGCAAAATTCAACCCCGAGAAACAGACTCGAATGCGTTCTGCTCTATTAAACTTGCATGACGTCGACTTCCGCTCCCTTAACACCAAGAGCCTAATGGTGAAGGGAGAAGTGCTCTTAAAAAGGAATGATCCGTCATGGGCGCCGCGTGTTATTTACGTCGGTACAGATGAGTATAATGTACTGACTGGTCCGATCCAAGATGAGTTCAATAATCGATTGGCCAACGCACTTAACCTGTTCTCTAACGACAATGTTGAAAAAGTCATTTTTGCTTACAAAACTGATGATGTCACCATAGCTAACACTCTTAGTGGCTGCGAACGCTACTATGAAGGTGACTTCTCAGCTAATGACAAGAGCCAATTGTCGGATGTACATGAGATCTTTGCCCACTGGTTGAAATGTTCTGGTGCCCCGTCTTGGTACCGTAAGTTTTATACGCACAATTCCAAAAGGTTTACTGTAAGGTCCTACGAGTATGGTGTTGAAGCCACGATTGAAAATCAGCTCGCCACTGGTGGCACAGACACAACAGGCCGTAATACAGTATGGAACTTCTCTTTATGGTATTCCTATTGTCGTAAGCGTGGTATACTTCACAGTAAGGCGGCAATTCTCGGTGATGACATAGCTGCAGGCGTAGGATCGACGGGTCTCGATTGTGACGATTGGACAGAACATTGCCGCACTGCGGGCATGGGCCTCAAAGCTCGCGAGCGTCGGTTTTATTGTGATCTGACATTTCTGTCCAAGTTCTTCGTGCCTGCCGGTTTGGATAATTGTATGGTCCCATTGATTGGTAAAGCTCTGCTTCGTTTTAACGCACGGGCCAACCGCAATAGTGACGTCAGTGATGACCAATACATTTGTGGGAAAGCGCTTTCCTACGCCTACGAATTTCGTCACGTGCCCTACCTCCGTGATGCTTACCTCTCCCGCTGTCGTTCTACTGGTGTTTCGATAGAAGGTGTTCGGCTTCAAGATATGACTTGGTTTTCCCGTTCAGCTGGCCTCTCTGCCGCTCAAGTCTCTCGTGCCGCCCTCGAAGAACCTGTAACTTTGTCAGAGGACGATTTCCTTGAGGTCATCATGGCCAAGTATGACGTTGGTTTCTACAACATGGATTTGCTCCGTGACCGGCTCATCCTCTCATCAGATAAAACAGTGTTTGAAAGCCCTGATTACTACGCTTTCGCACATGAGGTTGAGTAGTCCACCCGGTATAGCTTGGTCCCCTTTAAGGACCCGGCGTGGGAGATGCTGG